ATAACTCGTTTATGACTAAAATATTCGTTAATGGAGCTTGGATAGGCGTTGTTTCCGAGCCACAAACGACGGTAAGCCTTCTTAAGTCGCACCGGCGAAGCGCGCTTATTCCAGTATATACTAGTGTCAACTGGGAAATATCAAATAATATTATATATATTAATACTGATGCGGGACGGCTATGTCGTCCAATTTTCTATATGGAAAATGGGCGCGCGAGTTACGACAGAGAGCCAATTATGGAGAAGCTCAAGTCGGGCGATTTCACATGGAATCAGCTGATCACTGGATTTGCGCCTAAAAAATCCGAACTATACGCGGAAGCGAACCATTTGAAGAAATGTCACTATATGAAGGTTAGTGAGCTGTATAACACAACCGATATTCAAGACCTCAGTATTACAAATGCGATTATTGAGTATATTGACACCTCAGAGACCGACGGAGCACTAATATCTATGCGACCCGAAAAATTAGATGCTAAAAAATATACTCATATTGAGATTCATCCTTCTTTTATGTTCGGTATTATGGGTAATCAGGTTATATTCCCCGAGAACAATCCACTTCCGCGCGATTTATTCGCGTGTGGTCAGATGAAACAGGCTGTCTCTCTATATCACTCTAATTATCAGAACAGAATAGACAAGATGGGGGTTGTTCTTAATAACGGACAAACCCCACTGGTTAAAAGTATATACCTGGATAAAATAAGCGGCGAACAACATCCATACGGAGAGAACGTAATTGTCGCAATTATGTCTTATAATGGTTATAATGTAGAGGACTCTATTTTATTCAACGAAGGCTCATTAAAACGCGGTCTTTTCAGAACCACCTACTTTAATATGTACGAGACGCGCGAGGAGAATTCCTCCATAGGCGATTCTGAAGTTGACTCCAAGTTCGCGAATATTGAAAATGAGAATGTTACGAAACCTAAAACGGGTTATGATTACAGCTACCTTGACGAGAACGGGCTTATTCGCGAAAATACATACATTAACGAGCACACAGTTCTTGTAGGTAAAATTATGACCACTCCAAACGACCCCGACATTGCGATTGATGCGTCGGTTTTCCCAAAGAAGGGACAACAGGGATACGTAGACAAGTCTTTTTTCACGGAGGGCGAAGAGGGCGGTCGTTTAGCGAAAATACGCGTTAGAAATGAGCGTATTCCTAATATTGGCGACAAGTTTTGCTCGCGTTGCGGACAAAAAGGCACAATTGGTCTGGTTATTCCAGAGGAAAATATGCCGTTTACAGAGAGCGGACTTAAACCAGATATTATTATAAATCCACACGCGCTTCCATCGCGAATGACCATAGGACAGCTCGTGGAAACACTTATGGGCAAAGCATCTACCATTATAGGTGGGTTCGGTGACTGCACTGCGTTTATGAACAATGGTCCGAAAGACAAAGAATACGGTGCTATTTTGAAGGAACACGGTTTTAATTCTAGCGGTTGCGAACTCATGTACAATGGCGAGACCGGTGAGCAGATTGAGACTGATATATATATAGGACCTACTTATTACATGCGACTTAAACATATGGTGAAGGACAAAATAAACTATCGCGCACGAGGTCCAAGGACTGTGCTGACGCGGCAGACGGTGCAGGGTAGAGCAAACGACGGTGGATTGCGCATAGGAGAGATGGAGCGAGATGGTGTTCTCGGACATGGCGCCTCCAAATTCTTACAGGAATCAATGTTGGTAAGAGGCGACGATTATAAGATGGCGGTTTGTAATCAAAGCGGTATGATAGCCATATACAACGAGAACAAGAACCTCTTTATCAGTCCATATTCGGATGGTCCGCTCAAGTTTTCCGGTTCGTCGATTGAAGATATTAAAATAGAGAATCTCACGAAATACGGCCGCTCCTTTAGTGTGGTAAGAGTTCCATATTCGCTCAAGCTAATGATGCAAGAGCTTCAATGTATGAACATACAGATGCGAATCATTACAGAGGACAACATTGACCAACTATCGTCAATGGTAAACTCTAATAATTTGGCAAATCTTCTTGGTGAAAAGGCTACAGCTGCAACGGTGGCGTCCAATTCAAGAGCGGTCCTTAGTAAATCGCAGCGAAACGCTAACAACCGAATGGCAGCACCAATCGAAATTGTTTCTGATTATGCGGTCGCCGACCTACTATCCGAAACGCCAGAGGGCGATATAACACCAGAGGACGTTAAACCTCCACCTAAGCCTACGATAGAGCCGTCCGAGATTGGCTGGAAGTTTATGCCCGATACCGATACTGACGTCTGGGGGTCTCTAATAATAAAGGCGAACGGTGAAGAGAGTGATTTTTGGGACAATGAATTACATGATTCTAAGGATCCAGAGAATGTGCCTTCGGGGTGGGAGACGAGTGAGGCCATTTACGGAGACGGAACGCCAATACCTACCCCGATTTTATCGCAGCAGCTCAAACTCTTACAGGAGCCTAATAACTGGAGACGTGCGATTGAAGCGAGTCGCGCACTAAGAGGCGAACCTATTATGTCACCGCAAGTGAATACATTTGTAGAGCCTGGTGCGCCAACATATGAAGCTCCATCCACAATGTTTAATGATTCGCCTCAATATGGTCAGGACAGTCCAGAATATGTTCCGCAAGACAATGTTTCTCCTCAATATGGTCAGGACAGTCCAGAATATGTTAAGGAAGACGATGATAGTCCCGAATTCAAGGCAGCGACATCAGACAAGCAAGGCGAAGGAATAAAATTAAACATCCAAGAAAACCTCACCAATATAAGTGATAGAATACTAGGCATTATTGATACCGGAAAACGTTCTATTTTAGATATTGATAATAAGGACGATAAAACGAAGGAAGATGAGAAGAACGCGTCAATACCATCTACAGGTGAAAAAAAAATAATTTCAACAGACCTTAGCTAGAGACTGTGTCAAAAATAATAATGTTTGCTAAAAATTTATTATTAAATAAAATTGATTTATTTAATAATATAAAAATACCTCTTTATAATAAATAATGTCACAAAGTAGTGAAATTCAGAAAATATTCAAGTCGCGTGAGGTAATTCTAGAGCTAATGGAAAAACAAGGTTACGACACTAGTAAATATACGGGCTCAAGCATAACAGAAGTAAGCAGCATGCATATTACGCAACAGATGGATATGCTCCTTGAAAAAACAGACAAGAAAACCTACGTGAAATATCACCTTGAAAAAACTCTTCGCCCAGCAAATCTATACGAGTATATTGAAGACCTTATTAATTTGGATAATATTTTAAATAAAAAAGATGATTTAGTAATTATTATAAAGGACGAGCCGAATGATTCGCTTAAAAAAACTCTTTCTAATTTCTGGCAACAAGAAGGCGTATTTATTAATGTAATCAATATAAAACGGCTTCAATTCAATATATTGAACCATGAGTTAGTCCCTCCGCACAGAGTCCTAGACGAAGAAGAGGCGAGACAAATTAAAGTGAAATATAATATAACGGATGATTTGCAAGTACCAGACATATCTAGGTTTGGACCAGTATCGCAAGTAATTGGCATTCGTCCGGGGGAGATGTGCGAGATTATCCGTCCTAGCAAGACTGCTGTTACCAGCAAATTTTACAGAATATGTTCAGCATAGAAAGAGAAATAAATTATATCTATATATTAGATGCCAGACTACAAGACACCGACCGAATATGAAAATAGACTGCGCGATATTACATTAGTTTTTAAGTCTTTGGAAGCTGACTTTCGTGCTTCGCCAGACGATAATCAAGAGTCATATAATGCAGCATATATATATCAAGAGGATGAATTAACAATATTGCAAAGTGAGTTAATGACAGATATGGATACTATTCTTGGAGCTGTAGATAGAGAAAACGTTGCTATTACAGAATATGACACAAATAATGAGATTTTAAATGCTAGATATATAGATATTAAAGATAAAATCTACGGTGCGATCGGAATGAAAAACGACACACAAACGCTATATAATCACGAATATTACGGAAATATTTTGATTTTTTCTTCAATACTCGGAGGTTGTCTTTTATACGCAAGAACCCGCAATCTATAAATACATTTTCTATCAATATTGTATAGAATATGTATAACAATCATTTTGATCCAATAATTAATTTAAAACAGGGAAAGGAATTTTTAAAATATGGAGCAATTAATAAAATTAACTCTATTCAACAATTACATAATTTACAAAAAACAACTAGTTCCGAGCTTGATAGTATAGATTACACAACTAGCGATAGCGAGAATTACAAGATATTAGATAGTTATAAAAATGTATCTGATTACAAAGCATATGCAAAACAAAAGGAATTATTTAACAAAACGGTTTCAGAATATATGTTGACTCATAGCACGTATTTAAAAGATCCTGGTAATAATAGAATTGTGAACACGCTTATGAATTTGAATAAGAAACTGATTAATCAAGCCACTAAGATAAGTAAAATGCTAACGAACATTGACGATACCGATAGTAATGAGCAAAACCAGATTAATCGGCATAAAAAAGAGATTGACGATAGTATATACTATCTCAAAAAAAACATTGATGTTATTAAACCTTTAGAGAAAAGAAATACTGAAACTACTCCTGGAATATTATTGAGCGAATGGTATAAAGTTGTCGGATTAGGAATAATAATTCTTTTAACTATTCTTGTATTGACGAGCAAAATAAAGCAGAAAAACAACATTATTATGTTTAGTTTTTTCACAATAGTCGCATTCATATTAACGTGGCTATCAAGACATATAATATTATAATTATATATAAGAATGACAGTCGAACATTCCCATTCACATTCAGGACATAGTCATGTTGACGATGATAGTGCATATACTAATTTAGTAGGACTACACGAACAATCTACGCTCAATATTAAATCATATAAATTACAATATACGATGATGTTCATTTTTCTGTTAGTTGTTATTTTCCTTACTGTAAGAGCATTTTCAAATCCGTTTCCATACTTTATTGAATACATTGTTCTCATTACCGCGATATTCGCTTCAATATATCACGTTGTTACAAGGTTCATCTGATGTAACATTGTATAGATTTTTAAACTCATTTTATAATACCATATTATATAAAATGACCATTCCAGAACTG